AATAGTATTACTTTGAGTATTCAAAGTAGTGCAAGTAATAGTACCAGAATTAATAGCACCACTACCAACATTCAAACTAGTACCTTTAATAATATTGCCACTAATATCACCGCTACTAGCATTAATAGTCACTTTACTAGCAATGCTAAAATTACCGCTAGAAGTAATACCACCAGTCCCAACATTCAAAGTAACACCATTTAAAGTAGTACCTTTAATAACATTGCCACTAATATCACCGTTAGAAGCAATACCCGCCACACTACCAACATTCAAACTAGTACCTTTAATAACATTGCCACTAATATCACCGTTAGAAGCAATACCCGCCACACTACCAACATTCAAACTAGTACCTTTAATAACATTGCCACTAATATCACCGCTAGTAGCATTAATACTCGCTTTAGTAGAAATGCTTAAATTACCGCTAGAAGTAATACCACCAGTCCCAACATTCAAAGTAGTACCTTTAATAACATTGCCACTAATATCACCGTTAGAAGCAATACTCGCCACACTGCCAACATTCAAACTAGTACCTTTAATAACATTGCCGCTAATATCACCGTTAGAAGCAATACTCGCCACACTGCCAACATTCAAACTAGTTCCAGTAACAACATTGCCACTAATATCACCGCTAGTAGCATTAATACTCACTTTAGTAGGAATGCTAAAATTACCGCTAGAAGTAATACCACCAGTCCCAACATTCAAACTAGTACCTTTAATAACATTGCCGCTAATATCACCGCTAGAAGCAATACTCGCCACACTGCCAACATTCAAACTAGTACCTTTAATAACATTGCCGCTAATATCACCGCTAGAAGCAATACTCGCCACACTGCCAACATTCAAACTAGTACCTTTAATAACATTGCCACTAATATCACCGTTAGAAGCAATACCCGCCACACTACCAACATTCAAACTAGTACCTTTAATAACATTGCCACTAATATCACCGCTAGTAGCATTAATACTCGCTTTAGTAGAAATGCTTAAATTACCGCTAGAAGTAATATCACCGTTAGAAGCAATACTCGCCACACTGCCAACATTCAAACTAGTACCTTTAATAACATTGCCGCTAATATCACCGCTAGTAGCATTAATACTCGCTTTAGTAGAAATGCTTAAATTACCGCTAGCAGTAATATCATTACAATTAATATCACCATTGCCAGCATTAATATTACCATTACTAGTATCCAAACTAGTACAAATAAAAGCAGTACCACTAATAACGCCTTGATTATTAATAGAACCATTGGTAGTATTAAAACTAGTACCAAAAAAACTAGTACCATTAATAGTACCAGCGCTATTTATAGTCGCTAGATCATTAACATTCACACTAGTAGTAGTCTTAATAACACCACTAGAAGTAATAGCCCCACAAATAATAGAACCACTCGTAACATTCAAACTAGTACCACTAATAGGTCCGCCACTAATTGTACCACCAACAGTATTCAAACTAGTAGCAGTAATATCACCGCTAGAAAGAGGACCGCTAGAAATAACATTAGAAAAAGAACCAGTTGCTCCCGTCAAAGTTCCATTGTTATTAATTTTTAAACTGCCTAAATTAAATTCTATTGGGCCACCTACTGTTGTACTTCCAAGAGTGCCGCTCATTATTTCTATATAATATAATTATTATATAGAAATAATTTTACCTTTTAGAAAAATTTACCTTTTAGAAAAAGGTAAAATCAAAAGGTTGATGATTTGGCTCAACCTTTTCTAAAGGTTGATGATTTGGCTCAACCTTTTCTAAAGGTTGATGATTTGGCTCCACCTTTCCCAAAGGTGGAAAAGGTTGATTAGGTCGCATACATCAAACCCGCATTACCACCAACAAACACCACCATATTAATTCGCTCTTCCATGACATACAAATTATAATTGTATTCATAAATTCTCCACGTAGGTTTATTTATGCCAACAATATCACCCGATTCCGGATCGCAAATAGTCAATACTTGTGCTAAAGGATCCAAAGCAGGAATAACTGTTGTGAATTCAAATTGCACTTGGTTGAACCGATTCATGTTAATAGCACCTGACGGTTGAAGGTCCAAAGGAGATGTATTTAAACAAAAATTATAACAATATAGTCCTTCAGGTGCTGCACCAGCTGTTCTAGTATATTTTTCTATATAATTAAATACACCACCATCTAGTATATTTTCTCTATATTGCCCATCCAGTAAAATACCCAATCTGATCAATATTTCCTTAATATTTTGAGGAGTAAATGTCCCTGAAGTCATATAACCGGTTAAAAGACCATCAGGGTTAACCCCCGGTCCGATACTGTTACCGTCTCTTAATTTATAATCACCATATGTAGGAGCAGGCGTGACATCAGACGGTAAATAATTATATGGCCAATTAGTATAATTTGTCCATTCATTACGTAAATTGGCATCACTTCGTTGAAAGTAAAACATCCAACTTGAAATTAAACCGAGCGAATCTAAATCCACTTTGTTCGGACCCGTGACATTATAAAATACCTTTTCATTGACTTGTTTAAACAAATATTTTTGTTCATTTTTAGCAAATATACGGGATTCATCATTTGATAGAAAACAATAAGTTGACATTAAATGTACATCCGGAAACCATACACTACGTTGGTCTAAATAAGAATTAATACCCAACTCTATATCGGGAGGAGTTTGTAAAAATCTATACATTTGATTTTGATATTGATTAAAATTAGGTGCCACATATGGATAATTATTAACAGGATCAAGCACGTCTCTAATTTTGAATAATTCACCTATAGGTCTAATTGTTACATAAATCTGTAATTCATTATACTGTAATGAAACCAAAGGAAACGCCATTTGGGTTTTAAGTGTAAACCATGAGTTCAAAGGTATATATAATTGTCTTCCTCTTATAGATGGTTCCGCACCAGCAAGATTTTCTGTATAATAAGAATTTGGATAAGAGTTAACGCGACTATTTGCATTTGCAGGATCAACCAATGAAGGGACATGTCCAATCATTTCATAAAATAATTTCAATTTTTGACCAGTAAAATCTCTTCGTGCCATGTTTAAAATATAGGAGCCCGAATATTCCTGTAATTTTTGATTACCGCAATTAATGGTTATTTTTTCAATCATCATTGCGCCAATATAATCAATCCATTTGAACTCGTATGGAGCCCAATCCGTATATGAAGTTGTATCGTCTTCATTAACAAATTGTTGAGGAGGTAAAATTGGACTCCATATAGATGGCAAATCCAAAACAATATAAGTATCCATTAATAAATCCGCATATCTTGGAACTTTGAATTGAAATGTAGATGATTCTGCTAAACGCAAAGTTGTACTACCTTCAAAATCTATTCGGAATTTTTGCATACCAAAATTGGTATATTTTAAATAAGCTGCTTTCCAAAAAGTTTTTGAAGGATTACCATTTAATATTACATTTTGTTGTCCACTTGATACTAAATTTAATAATCCGCCTGCCATGATATAATAATATTACTAATTAATATATAATATTATTATTTAATTCTAAATAGGTAAATAATATTATTATATTATATTAAGCATGACAAATCAAAATTTGAACTTGAACTTGAACATGAAATCAATATATAATATGGACGAGGACTTTGTTTCTTATTTTATTTTAGCACTTATATTAATTATTGTAATCACTTATGTATCTTATATGATTTATTTGAGTAGTCTTGAAGCAAAAGAATGTAATTATGTAAATATGTTGTATCCATCAATAAACGGAAATATAAAACCTATATCAAAAAATCAGAGTGATTGTAGCGGTAATTTATATGATTATTACATCAAAACTGCATTTAATGCTTGCAGCGGAGGAAGTTATCAAAATGATTACGTAGACGTTTGTGTTTTGAAAAGTATTCTCAAACAAGGTGTCCGATGTTTAGATTTTGAAATATACAACGTCAACAACCAACCAGTTGTATCAAGTAGTAGTTCTAAGAACACCAACTATTATGTAAAAGAAACATTCAATAGCGTTAAATTCAGTGAAGTAATGAAAATAATAAGTAATTATGCTTTTTCGGGTGGAACTGTACCAAATCCAACGGATCCTTTGATTATTCATTTAAGAATTAAAAGTAATGAGCAAGCAATGTATAATAATTTAGCAAAGATATTTAAATCTTACGATAATATCATGTTGGGAAAAAATTATAGTTATGAAAATCACGGTAAAAATATAGGCGCACAACCTTTGATCTCTTTTATGAATAAAATTATTTTAATAGTAGATAAATCAAATAATTCTTATTTGGAAAACAAGGAATTTATGGAATATGTGAATATGACAAGTAATTCAGTCTTTATGCGCGCTCTATCATATTATGATGTAAAAAACACTCCCGATATTAATGAATTAGAGCAATTTAATCAAAGATGTATGACAATTGTTTATCCGGATGTTGGTGTAAATCCAAGCAATCCGAGCGGAATGTTATGTAGAGCTGCCGGATGTCAAATGGTTGCAATGCGTTATCAACACGTAGACAACTTTTTGAAAGAGAATGCTATGTTTTTTGATGAAGGGGGATATGGTTTTGTATTAAAACCGGAAAACCTGCGTTATAAACAAGTTACTATTCCTACACCGACACCGCAAAATCCAGCATATTCTTACCAAACACGAAATGCTAGTAGTGATTATTATAGTTTTAAATACTAAATCCACCTTTAGAATCCACCTTT